CCTCCTCGATGCAAGTTCTACTGCTCGCCGAGCTTTTTTTGCTCGTTCAGTATTTGAAACAAATTGCTTACCCTCTCGGGATTCTCGTTGTTTTTTCTCGTCTGTACGGCGCCGTTCTTCTGGCGTTAACTTTGACCACGCAGATTCTGGAAGGTAACGCTCGGTACCTTTTTTACCAGGTTCAATAGCCTTGTCGACAGCCATTACTCTTGGATTGATCCGCCATAAAGCCATGCATCACAAGTGCGTGACCCTGCACATTTAAATTTGAACAACTGACAATAGCCAAGGTTTGCGCGTTCTTGTACATCCCAAGGATCTGCCGCTTCTTTCTCATTGATTCCCTGAATGATGCAATCAATAACTTTTGGAGATTGATCAAATGCAGCGCAATTACAACAGCGTGCAGACATGACAGTGTTTACATCACTGTTCCACATCTCCGCCTTCTTCTCCCAAAAGCCGGGATCCGGAACATCTGGGTTTAAGGGACCATAGGCAAAGTTTTTAATAGTCCAATTTCGATTTTTGATGTTCTCTTCAATATCAGTCGTTGCACGAGGACAGGATTCACCTACCTCGGTAACAGTTTTATTAAGCAGAATCTTTACTTTATTTTCCATTACGCAGCCGCCACGCTGAATGTCACTACTGCAGCCGTGCCGCCAGACTCACTAACAAAGCGAGGACGAACATATTTAACAGGCCGGTCGCCCACACTGTACACAGTGGTCCCATTACTGGAAATAGTTTGATCTGCAATGATCGGTGCGTAGTTGGTCCCATCAATGCTGCCCTCCAAGCGAACCACAACATTAGTGTTAATCGTGGCCACCGTTACAATCATGGTGTAGGCAGTTGTGCTACACAGGTCATTAACACCGACTTCAATAGTGGTACCAAGCCCAGCCGCCGTTAATGCGGGACTATTGCTAAAAATTGTATCCTGAAAATAATAACCTGCCGCCATGATCGCTAATATTTTCTTTTAGTTTAGTTCAGCTCTAGTTCTTTTTCTCGTATTCTTCTTTTGTCATCCACTTCTGTTCACCCCACCGCTTTAAGGATTTTTGTCCTTCGGTCCGTTCGCCTTTATAGCCACCACCGCCTCTCTTGTAAGCTTGCGCCAAAAGTTGGGCTTTACGTGCCGACCATTGACCAGGTTTACCACCTTTAGACCCGGCCTTTATCCTGTTCTTAAGCCGCTCTCGAAGTTCTGGTTTTGTGTAGGCCATCAGAACTGATTTTGGACTGGCTTTTTATTAAGAATAACAGGGGGAATGCTGTCGCTATAACTGCGATCAACTTCTCGCATATATGACGGGTTATTCATTTGATAACGTGGATCATTTACACCGTTGTATCCAACAACATAGCCGCAACGCTTCTCAACTTCCTGGCGGCTAGGATTAAATGGATCACTAAAACCAGCCGTGGTCAACTGGTGATCCTGGTACATATTTTGATATGTCACAGGAAAACTCGGATAATAACCAGGGACAGCAGCAAACCTCATCAGGTTAGGTAGTTAGGGGTTTGAGCAAAAGCCTGAGTCAGCATTGAGACCGGGTCGATCATTGAGCGAACTTCTGGGGCTTCGGCAGCCAAAGATTGTTGAAGGTAGGAACTTAAGAAACTTTTTGGGGTTAATTCTTTATTGCGTCCGCCAATAACAATGTAGGTGTCAGCGGGAGCAGCTGTTGGCTGCATTGCTGGTGCCGCTTCCGTTGGTTTACCACCTTTTGTGTGAAGCAAGCGGATCTCATAAGGAGTACCCTGCGGATCCGTAGTCTTAATCGTCCCGTACCCCTTACCAGGTGTAAAGGAGCCGGGGCCCTCCCAGGCTAAGGGAGTGCCCCCGGCAATACCATAATCCTGCCCCATGTGCTGGGTAGAGGCCCCTTTGGTGGGGGCTTTACGTGGACCAAATGGAGATGTAATGGTGTAACTTGGAGACCATTTGCCGGCTTCTTCTTGCCAAAGAGATTTACGCTCTTTTCCAACTTTTAGCCGAGTTAACAGAGATCGGATTGTACCTGGATCTACATATTTACCGTCTTTTAAAACGCGAACATCTAGATGGGGACCAGTCGTTGGAAAAACATCCTGACCAGCTGGAGTTACATATCCGACATCTGTTAACGAAGCCATACTAATTAACCCTCAATATATTTTGGTGTCTGCGAAAATGCAGCGGTTAACATTGCAGTCGGATCAATGGAAGATTTGATCTGTGGTGATCTGCCTGACGCCATGTTCAAGATGTAATCATCTAAATAAGATGCTGGATCTCGTTGTGGCTCCTCATCAGCAAAAATAAGGTAGGTCCGACCACGGGCAGCCGTTTCTTGTGGTTTAGTAGGCTGACCACCCTGTATCGCCTCAGTAAAACTGAAATTATCAGGACCAATAATTTTTTGGACGTAGCGATTAGTCTCTGCGTATCGCTTACTGGCTTCTACTGCACCAGGACCAGCGTTATAGGCTCGAAGACCTTTCTCGTACGCTTGACGTAATTTGACTGGATCCGTTTCTTTACCAGGGGCTTTACCGCCTAAATAGGTCTTGATGTACCCTGCCATATTCTTGGCAGCAGCATCCAATGCGGAAATCGGGTCGTCAGGATTAACACCCCAACCCTTGGCGGTTGTGGGCATAATCTGAGCGATGCCACGAGCACCGGCAGACGATACAGCTTTTGGATTAAATCCAGATTCTGCTTGAATCTGGCGCTCAAAAACTTGAGGAAGAAGCCCATACTTTTGGGCTTTTTGTCTTGCTATCTCGCGAAAGTCGGTAGGCATACGTAGGGCTGAATACGCGGCGTTAGCGGAAATCGTTTGAAAGCATAAGGCGAGTGCCGACAGCAACGTCGGCAGGGCCAGGGAGCGCTTGAATGAATTCAGCGCCTTCTCGGTTGAACCGATACCGAGCTTGCTCGGGATTTCGGTAATTGGGGACATACAGATGTAGGGCTAATCGATCCGTCTCGTATAAATAAATCGCCGTCCAAGTTTTCAGCGTGTCTCTGAAATCAGAGGTCGCAATCGTACGATCAACGTCACCGGCTATGCTCTCAATACGACTACGTGGGACGGTATTATTATTCACGCTGCCAGTCATGTCAGTGCGCTTTTCAGCCTCGTCGCACCGACCGATCTGTTCGACAATTTTCGAATACCAGAACGAATCTTGGATGTTGTTGACAGCTTCCTCTAGACGCGCTTGGTCACCAGCCGGGACAGACGTCAGGTTATAACCTAGGTGCCAGCGGACTTTAGACTTAAGGAAGGTATCGAGTTGCATTACTGAAACGAAATGCGTTACAGGTACACCATCTCAGATGTACCCAGTAACACACTAGCACGCGCAAATAATTACTCGACGCGAACTAAATTCTCTTTAAAAATTTCATCCCAGTCAACACGTTTGATACCCTTCAATTGCTCCAATCTTTGGAAACGTTCACCCGGCATCGACATTTGAAGGTCTTTGATATCTCGCGCTGTTTTAAGTCCCACACCAGGAAGCGCATCCGCAATCTGTCGGGCGCTGGCGGTGTTGATATTCATCCGCGTATCTAACGGGAAGGTCTCCTTTTTCGTAGGAATCGCTGGGTTCACACCCTCTGACGCAAGTTGTGCGGTCAAGCGCTCTTCGGTCTTGATCTGCTCAGTGGTCGCATCCAGGTGCGGAACCAGATCAGATTCATCGATGTAAAGAACTTCATCTTGGGAATCGATGCACATGACGATCCCATCGCCGTGCTTCGCAATCATTTCCACCAAACCGCCGGTTACACGGTATTGATACAGCATCGTTGTAATTTTAGTCTCTGCTTAGCCTAACAAACTAAACCCAAACCAACAACAGGAAACAAAAAAAGGGGCCCCGAAGAGCCCCTCCACTTGTATCGATTGACAGATCAGCTGTCGGTGCCGCCCACTTGGGAAGCAAAATCGACGAAACCTTGGATATCGTTCCAGGACACGGCAGTAGCAGGACGCAGGTAGTTGACGCGGCACAGCAGGTAAGCAGCCTTACCGGCGGTCGAATCATCAGCGCTGATGTACACACCGTCGCCGTTCACGGAAGTATCAGTGATGGCGTTGACGTTGTAGACCTTGAACAGCTGGTCAGAGGTCACCTTGTAGAACATCGAGTTGGCAGCGTTAGCAGCCGTGATGCCAGCGGTGGTGACGGTGGTCCAGAAGGGCAGGTCGCCGTTGGTGGTGTCGCCAGTGCCCTGGGCAATGCCGGAAGCACCGATGGTCAGGCTGGAGCTAGCAGCAGCCAGACCGTTGGCCTGCGAGGAGGGGACGCCGAAGGGGCTACCCGAGTTGTCGGGACCCAGCAGCAGGACCTCGGTGTTGGTGCCGAGCAGGTCGGCAGTCACAGGGGAGGCAGGGAAACCAGCCAGGCCACCAGCGGGGATGTCCTGAGCCAGTGCCAGAGACGCACCGTAGATGTAAGCCGGGCGATCAGCACTGGCTTGCACAGTCAGGGTGGTGCGGTTGTCACGCACCCGATCATCGGGACGACGGTCGGGGGAGGGGATGGTGATGTTGAAGCTCTTGTAGCTGGCCTTATCAGCAGAAAGGTTATCAATCTTGATGTAGCCAATCAGCTCGTAAGCTTCAACGCCAGGCCAGCCATACACACCTTCGGTGTTGTAGGAGGAGAGGCGGTTGATCTGATTACCGGGTTGCAGAATTGCACCGGCTTCTTCTTTGTAAGCAGCCATTGTTAAGTACCTCCTTTATCACTCAGTAATGGTAAAGGCACAGGTCACGAAGTCCTTGTTCAGGTTCGCGAAACCGGCGTACAGCTGCCAAATCAGGATGATGAAGCGGCTGAAGTCATCGTTGTTGTTGATCAGAACTTGAGCGTTCGGACCACCGATGCCCACACCCACAGCCTGAGGACCGAAGAACAGGGCAGGAGGAGTGTCGTGAGAAACAGAGCCGTCGCCGTCGTTGATGTCAACGGTGATGGACTTGCTGGGGAAGTTGGTGGATTCGAAGAACCGCACACCTTCAAACACAAAGCCGGAAGGCATCACAGGTTCGCCAGCCACGAACTGAGCTTGGCCAAACTGACCACCACCATAGATGGCGGCGTTAGGAGCCATGGCGCCCATCAGCGGGTTGGGAACGCCAGCGCCAGGATAGCGAGCCACTTCACGGAAGCCCTGGTCAGCACGCAGGTCCTTCATGAAGGAAGGATCAGCGATACAACGGTAGTAGCCGTCGGCGAACACAGGCACGTTGCGCTTGCGGAGGCTCTTCACAACGTTCAGAAGGTCGGTCTTAACGTTGAACTTGAAGCGCTCGGAAGCGTATTCGGTGGCGGTATAGGTAGCCAGAGTGGTCGAACCAGTCTTGGCGTGGTTGTTCGGATAGTAGTAACCACCCTGGGTGTCGGAGGACTGACCACGGGATTCGGCCTTGAACAGTTCGTCCAGGAACACGCGGTCGCGCCAGCGGCGGTAGTCATCCAGCAGGGTCAGCGAACCGATGGACTGGTGGAACATGTTGAGGTTCCCGGTGTCCAGCAGCAGACGCTGAGCGGTCATCAGAGTCTCGCGAGCAATCTTGAAGGTGCTCGGGAGGTTGGCATTGTTCGGGTCAGCAGGACCGGTGTACTCACGGAGAGACACCAGCACCTTGTCCTTCACGATGGACCGGCTGTTAGCAGTACCGATGGTTTGATCCTGGGTACGCTCACGGTTGGTCTTCGTACCGGGGTTACCCCAGAAGCGGTAACGATCCAGCTGAACGGTCTGACCAGGCTGTTTGGTGAAGTCGTGGACGACCACAGGCTCGCAAGCCATTTCCACGATATAAGCCGGATGGGGGCGGTACAGCTCCGCACCCAACAGCTTGGGAAAGTCGTTATCAATAAACATGTTGGTTTCTCAGCGTAGGGAAAGCTGATACCTGAGATCAGGCGATCTCAAACTCAACAGCCAAAGCTGTTAACTCTGGAACTGTTGGTTCCATTAAAAAAATTATAGCAATCCTTTATCAATCCGGATTATTAAGCTTCCGGATTTACCATCACGGGATAATTGTATCCATCGAGCATATTGCCGGCAGAGTACATCATCGGCGCCATGGAGCCCATGGCGTGGTAAGGATTCACGTAGCCGTCTGCAGGCTGCATGTCAATCCGTGCCGCTTGAATCTCAGGATCAATCGCCCCGCCACCAGCTGCTTTCATAGCCAGCATCGCCCCAGCAGCTTGGGCTTCTGCCTGTTGCTTACGTTCAGTCGACTTCTTGACGGCTTTTTTGGCTTTAGATTTGTCCATTAGCGGCTACCTTTTTTCTGTGGCATAGGAGGTTGAATTCCTAACGGAAGAGGTGGGACGAGTGGCATTGCCCGCATCACCATATACTGCTCGTTTGTGAATGCCATATTTTGTGCATTTTCAGCAGCTGTTTGAAACTGCGGAGCCAGTAAACCATTCCGAGGAAGGGGAGATCCAGGGAGATTAAGTTTGAGATATGCCGAATCAAGATCTCGGGGCATTGGCGGTTGTGGCGCATTTGGGTTGCCAACAACAGGAGCAGTCGCAACACGAATTGCGGCATACTCATCAATGTTTCCAGATTGAACTTGACCAGCGGTATCACCCGCACCAAACATCACAAGGCCGGGAGCGCCAATAGGACCGCCAGCAGTCCCGAAACTAGCGAGAAACTGAGCGGCTCTATCCCCAGCACTTGCTTTTTTTGATGCCATAACAAATCCTTTTTAAATAAAAAGGGGGCAGCGTTTGCTACCCCTTATTTTACGTTTACTAAGTTTAGGGAAATCGGGTTATTTCCGATTATCACTCCATCACCAGCAGTTTCTGACGGAACACTTCAGGGTTCTGTTGGGCAGCGTTCAGATAGCGCCAGGCGTTGGAGGGGTCACGCTCAGCCAGGGAGCCGAAGCTGTTCCAGAAATCAACAGGATTACCCTGAGCCTGGGGCTGAGGGGGAACCGGCATTTCAGGGCGCTGGGGAGCAACCGGACGCTGGAACTGTTGACCCACGGCTTGAGCCTGAGCTTGCTGAGGAGCGGCGTAACCGATCTCTTCATCGGGGATCGGGTAGGGGCCGTTCTCGCCAAAGAACTCACAGGTGTAATCAGCGAGCACGTCGGGGTCGGTCAGGATGGTCTCATAAGCTTTGTGCTCATTCGACAGTTCCTGAAGCAGATTGACGGCTTCGATCAGCTGATTGTTGGTGGTGATCAGAGCGTCTTC